AGGTCGATACGCCCCTTGCGGTAGTCATGCAAGGCAAGCCATAGCTCACGCTTGCGCTCATTTACTTCGATATATAGCTTGCGCTTGGTCTGGTTTTTAAGGAAAACAGAATCCAAACCATTGGCCTCGATATCTTGCAATTGTTTACCTACACCAGCCCAAACTTGTTGGATGGATTGCGACACCATAAGCATGACATTAGCCATATTTTCTGGTGATTTTAGCGCATACTTGTTAATACGCTTATTATGTGTCTTATACATAATTCTCTCTCTCTCTTTATACACAAGGCGGACTTGCCCTATGTTTTTAGATTATCCCAATCGATTTACATAAAGCCCTATGGCTTAACACGTTAGGTTTGTTTTGACTTTCCCTAGCCTTGCACGGCATCAGAAGTTTGTCAAATCTTTTTTTGCCCTAGCCTAAACTTTTTTGAGCGATTAGGCCACTGGCGCAGTCTTTATAGTGCCGCAGGTTTTCAGCCATTGGCTTTTCGGTGACCAGCTTGGACTGGCAGACATAAGCCCGCACTGCCTTGCTTTCAAAATTGTGGTGACTAGACTTAATAGAATAAGAATAATCCACTGCCTTGATTCGTTCAATTCTCGCACGTTTGGCCGCACGTTCTCGCTTACCAAGTCTAGCCATAGCCAGCCCCTCTTTCTTTCACATTGCCAGCGATTACCGCTTGGCGTTTCGTTTATCTTGTGACAATCCTAGACCGAATAGGCTTGGCTTGTCAAATCTTTTTTTGCCCTATCTTTTGGCCGTAGGGCTTTGCCTTATCTTGGCGGCTTACTAAGTCGCTTGCGCTTGGGCTTTTTGACTACCTAAAGGCTTTCGCCTTATCTTGGGGATATGTCACCCGTTTGCATTGCGACCCTTCGGCCTAGGCTTGGGGCGGTTGCGCTTGGCGGTTGCCCCTTGCTTGAAAACATATGAACACGACCAGCAAAAGATTGCAAGCGGTAAATGAATTTAATTTGAATTAATTTGGCTTATCGTTTGTTTTCAATGGGTTAGCTGGTAAAGTTTTTTAAGATTGGCTGATTTCTGCGGTTCATGCTTTAAGTCATAGTTTTTTATCGTGCCTATATAAGACACCATGAAACTGGCAAGGCGTGGCAGTCTGGCAAGGCGTGGCAAATCTTGGCAGGTGTAGGGGTGTTTTGTGTAACAATATCAAGGGGGTAGGGGGGGTGTTGTGAGTATTTGATAGGGCGGGGGTATGGTGTCAGATGATGCAATAATAACCCGCAATGCCTCAGATTCTAGGGATTTATGGAGATTCTGGGGATAAAATGCACGAAAGGGGTTTACATTCTGGAGAATCTGTTATATGCTGGCAGGTTTGGCTTTGACCCCCACCCAAAGAAATGCACACACATCTATATATATAATATGGTAGTGACATAAATTGAGAATTTTAAAAAGGTATATCATACTTGGCAGAATCTGGCAGGGGCTTGGCTATTTAGACCCCCTACCCCTTTGTCTGGAAAAGACGTACAGCAAAACACTCCCGATAAAATTTATAATTTTTACCAGGTTGTTCATAATATTAATTTTGGGGCGGGGCCTCCGAGATGGTATGTAAATACAAGTTGTGTATGAAGTATGTCCAAGGTATAATACATAGAGTCGGAGATACATTAAAGCTAAGGCGGGGCCTGGGAGGTTATATATAGTACCTCCGAACTTTAAAGTAAAGATAGTTTAGCATGGAACTGGCACTGACACAATACCACTTAATGATATTAGCACATCACATATTGTTACAACTATGTAACATATCTAAAGGGATATAAATGATTACTGAAGAAACTTTAAACTCAACAGAAACTCTCATGTCTTTTGAGGCCACCCTTGACAAGTATATTAAGCTAAAGAGTAAGGAAGACCTCCTGACATTTGTTAAGAAGACTGCACCTACACTGGTGACCGACTTCAAGATGGGTAGGCACATTGAGTTACTATGTGACAGGCTACAGAAGGTGGCCGATGGGGAGCTAAAGAGACTTATGGTCTTCCTGCCTCCTCGTAGCTCCAAGAGTCTAATTACCAGTAAAATATTCCCAGCGTGGTATATGGGTAGAGAACCCAACCACGAGATTATGTCTGTCTCCCACAGTGACCAGCTTGCCAGTGACTTTGGCCGTAGCGTAAGGGACATTGTAAATACGGAAGACTTCCAGAAAACATTCAAGGGTGTCCAGCTTAGAGCAGATGCCAAGGCTGCGGGTAAGTGGAAGACAAACCAGAATGGTTCTTACTATGCAGCTGGTGTACGTTCACAGATTGCTGGACGTGGTGCGCACTTAGCCCTGCTGGATGACGTGATGTCTGAGGAAGATTCTTTCTCTGAGGCAGGCCGTAGGTATATTAAGGACTGGTGGCCATCAGGTCTACGTACACGTCTCATGCCTAACGGTGCCATTATTATTATTAACACGAGGTATCATTATGACGACCTATGTGGTTGGTTGCTGAAGCAGGAGTCAGACATCTCTGGTATTCCTTGGGAAGTAATTAGTATCCCTGCTTGGCTAGATGAGACATCAGCAGAGCTATTGGGCTTACCTGAAGGCTCGTCATACTTCCCTGAGTGGAAGCCAGATGAAGTGCTGCAGCTGGATGAGCAAGAGATTAGAGCAAGTAACGGGAGTAGATACTGGGATGCGCTATACATGCAGAACCCGTCACCAGACGAAGGCGGGATTATTAAAAAGAAATGGTTTCAATGGTGGGAGTACGAAGACCCGCCGCACTGTGAGTTTGTTATCCAGACATATGACACAGCCTTCTCTACTAAGAAGACGGCTGACTATAGTGTCATCCAGACTTGGGGCATCTTTCACCAGTCGGAGCGTGACGAGTATGGTGGTGAGTACACCATATCCAACCTTATCCTTCTCGGCAATGTTAAAGAGCGCTTCGAATATCCTGACCTTCGCCGCACGGCACAACATTTATACCAAAAGCATAGGCCAGATGTGTGTATCATTGAGAAGAAAGCTTCTGGTCAATCGCTGCTTCAGGATATGCGCCTCGCTGGACTACCTGTATTGGACTACCTTCCTGACAGGGACAAGGTTTCACGTGTCTATGCCGCTACGCCTCTTATGGAGTCGGGTCGTGTCTACATCCCAAAGGGAAAGGAGTGGGCAAAGGATTTATATGAAGAATCACTAGCCTTTCCTAATGGCGCACACGATGACCAAGTGGATGCAATGACTATGGCTATCCACTACATGCGTGACTCTTGGCATGTCTCCCATAACGAAGACCCAAGCTGGGAAGATGATTATAATCCAAGAAGACAAAAGAGGGTTGGATACTGGCGCACTTGAGTGTATAATAGGCTCAATGATATTCTTCCAAGTAATAAACAAGGAACAAAAGTAAATGGCAACTGAACGTAATCCATACGACCTATCAGACAAATCAAAAGAATCAGGCATTGATATGAACATCGAAGACATTACGTCTGCCGATGCCATTATTTCTGTTGACCCTGAGACTGGAGAGATTGAGGTAGACCTTGAAGGTACAGCTGGTGAGGTAGAGATTGAACTTACCCTTGGTGACAACGAAGGCTTTTTTGAAAACCTTGTAGACCTGATTGACGAAGACGAGTTAGCCGAGATTGGTAACACAGTCATTGATAAGTTTAACGCTGACAAAGACTCTCGCTCTGAGTGGGAATCAATGTTCGAGCGTGGCTTTGAACTTCTTGGTCTTAAGCTGGAAGATACAACGGAACCGTTTGAAGGTGCAGCCACTGCAGTACACCCACTGTTGATTGAGTCTGCTGTCAAGTTCCAAGCTAAAGCATCCACAGAGTTGTTCCCTGCCAAAGGCCCCGTTAAGGCTCAGGTGCTAGGTAATGCAACCTTAGAGAAACAACAACAAGCAAACCGTGTTCAAAACTTTATGAACTATCAGGTCACAACACAGATGCCTGAATACTATGACGAGTTTGAGCGTATGCTTTTTCACCTACCGCTTATTGGTTCTGCCTTTAAGAAAGTATATTATGATGCAAGTCTTGACCGTCCTGTTAGCGAGTTTGTGCCTATTGACCAGTTTTATGTTTCTTACTATGCGACTGACCTTCGTAGAGCAGACCGTTACACTCATGTTATATATCGCAGTCCTGTGGACTTGGCTAGGCAAATAGATGCTGGCATGTATGCAGACATAGAACTACCTACAGCTGGTATTCCTACACTATCAGGGATGGCCGAAAAGATGGACAGTGTTCTTGGTTTGTCTCCTGCTTCAGACAATGACCCACAGTATGTACTACTTGAACAACATTGCTACTTAGAGATTGAAGAAGATAAGATGCACTCAGGTAAAGTTGCCTGCCCCTACATTGTAACAGTAGAAGAAACCACTGGTGCTGTATTGTCTATTCGACGCAACTGGGAAGAGGGAGACGATAAGTATGTCAAAAAGATGCACTTCACGCACTACAGATATGTTCCTGGTTTTGGTTTTTACGGCTTGGGTCTTATTCACTTCCTTGGTAATCTTACTATGTCTGCTACTGCTGCAATGCGTAGCCTACTTGATGCTGGCCAGTTCGCTAACTTACCAGGGGGTTTCAAAGCTAAGGGCGTCCGTATGGTCGGAGATAACGACCCTATTGCGCCAGGGGAATTTAAAGAAGTAGAAGCAACAGGCATGGACTTGTCTAAGTCTATTATCCCGCTGCCATTCAAAGAACCATCGCAGACCCTGTTTAACATGCTTACCTTTGTAACGCAGACGGGTCAGAAGTTTGCTGATAGCACTGAACAAGTAATTGCAGACAGCGGTGGCTATGGTCCCGTTGGCACAACCTTGGCATTGTTAGAAGCTTCAAGTAAGTTCTTCTCTTCAATTCACAAGAGACTACACAAGGCACAAGGCGACGAGTTTAAAATTCTAGCTCGTATTGACTACGAGTATCTGCCACCTGAATATCCTTATGACCTTCCTGGAGTTTCTGAGAAGATTCTTAAGAAAGACTTTGATGGTCGTGTAGATATTGTACCAGTGTCTGACCCTAACATTCCTTCGAATGCTCAGCGCATGATGCTTATCCAAATGGTACAGAACATTGCTCAACAATCAGAGCCAGGTATGTTTGACATGGAAGCTATTAACAGAATGCTTTTAACAACAGCTAATGTTCCTGACATTGATAGACTAATGCCTGTTAAAGAAGAAGCACAGCCTAACGACCCTATGACTGACATTCTTGTTGCAGGGGAGGGCAAGCCAATTAAAGCATTTGAAGGGCAGAATCACCAAGGACATATTGGTGTTAAGACCGCCTTTATGCAAGACCCTATGAATCAGAAGAACCCAGTGTTTCAGAAACTGGCGGCTGCTTTGTCTGCAAACATTTCTGAACATATGTTGTTACAGTACAAAGAGCAGATGATGGGTCTGTACAATCAAGCAATGCAAAACCCAGAGGCTCAAGCCGCTGTTGCATTTGACCCAACATCTATTGACATGATTCAAGCACAGGCTGCACAACAAATCTTACAGGCTAATGCACAAGCTGCTAGAGGTCCAATGACTCCTGAGCAACAGATGCTGCAGATTGAAGCACAGAAACTTCAGATTGAACAAGGCAAGACTGCTGTTCAGGCTAATAAGGCTCAGGTAGATGCTGCACTTAAACAGCGTGACCTTGACCTGAAAGAACAGAAGATTGTTCTTGATGCTCAGAAGGCAGGCGTAGAGAATCAGATGTCTGCTTACCAGAAGGAAGAAGATAGAAACTCCAAACGTGCTTTG